GTAATAGCCATCACTGCTGATTTATTGATTACGATATCTTTTTCGTGATCTACAGTAAACAAAAATGGAATCATTCCTAGTCCTTTTGGACCGGCATTTAGAGATAGAGGTTTTGAAATTTTAAACCCTACAGCAGTCTCTTCAACTAATTTGGCCATGATTTCTTCACCATTGATTAATTTCATAGTTACTACCGATCCGGCACTTAATCCTTTGTCTATTAACATATGTTGTCCTATTTTGAAATATTTATGTTATGGGAATTATGGGGGTGATTTTTTTAATTTTGCCTTTAGATGGCTCTACTCTAAATCTTTCCGGATTAGACCAATCGCCCTGACCCTGCCACTCATATTCAAAAGATAGATCGACTGTGGAATTTAGGAATTTTTCTTCTTCTAGTAAGGCATGAAATTCTTCATGAGACCGGCCCTCATCTCCCCAACTTGGTTTGGCTAATTTTCTAGCCCTCTTTGCGTTGTTGGTTTCAACTCTAGAATAGTCTTGTGCAAAAAAAGGTCTTCTAGGAGTAAGCGGATCAGGAGGGTCTATTAAACTTTCAGGCTGCTTAAATTTAAAGGTAAAATGTGCTCGCCATAGACCCTGTTCGTCTATTTCAAATTTTTGTTTAGCCCAAAACGGTCCGGCATTTCGATCTCCAAATTCTTTCATATCTAGATCTTCATCAAAGATCACTTCAATATCATAAGCACCACGTGTTCTCCATAGCATTCGGAACAACACAAACATTTCATTGACCAAGGTGTCAGCAAAAGGGTTGATATCGGATTTAATAATATTGTAATCAAATTGTTCGTATTCTATTTCTTTAATAGTTTTACGATTTTTCCAATTCAACTTATAGTGTAATCTAGGAAGGTTGGGTCTATGAGATATTGCGATATCAGTTTCGCTGACTAAATTCTGTAAGAATATAGCAAAAGATTTTACTCTAGACAATACATGCAATTTACCAAGTTTAAAATCTTTGGTAATCCATGTGTCCATGTATTTGTGATCAAGTAAATTAAATTTTGCTGGGTTCTGCCCTGCAATAGTTGATACAGAAAGACCAAATCCAAACCCTGGAGAAATATCAACAATACCATTATTTCTATTACGCCATATGAATGTCATAGTATCTGCAAAATCTTGATAGTCCTCTGTAGGGAATCCTACAATCCAATTAGTATGTGCTTTTATTCCTACAGCAGATCCATCCCTAAAATTCTGTTCCATATCGGCTGTGGTAGTACCTTTGGCGATATCGTCTAGCACTCGTTGGCTGGCAGATTCGCATCCATAACTCAACATGAAACATCCGCTGTCTGCTAGATCTTTATAATAGTCTGCATCCATCCTTCCGTCATTGCGGCAATATCCTACCCATTTTATTTTGATACCTTTAGCGATTATTCCTTTAGCAAACGCTCTTAATTCGTTAAGATTACCGTTAACAAGACTGTCTAGAAACCATACAACATCTGTGCCTTTAGTATAATACAGTGTTTCTATCTCTTGTATAACGTCTACTGCTTGACGCTGTCTGTATTTCCAGAAATGTGTTTCTTCACAGAAGGTACATTTAGCAGTACATCCTCTGCTGAGTTCGCTATTGATACCGTTAGGTACAGCATATTCGTTAAAATCTATATCGCTGTAATCTGGTAGAGGAAGACTGTTGAGATTAAGTCTCTGTTCTTCGGGTTGATAACGCAATCTATATTCAGCATTAATATTTCCGTTTTCTATTTCTTCTAATATTTCTAGAATCAATAGTTCTCCCTCTCCTGCAACACCAAAATCAAAAATTTCATCTACTATTGGTCTTGCCTGCATATGTGGGCCGCCAACTACGATTTTGATATCAGGGAGTTCTTTTCTTAGTTCTGCTGCCATCCACTTCACTGATTCAAAATTACAATAGTAGATGGTAAAGCCTATAACATCAGGCTTAAATTTTTTAATTTCTTCTATTTGTTGTCTATAAAACGGTTCTAGGTGTTGATGAATATTTTTATAGTAGTCGTCCCCTACCCAACACCAATCTCTAGGTCCGCTCCAAGGATCGAAATCTATCTTTTTTTCTAAATTATTTTTATAATAATTCCAAGATTTAACATTTAAATCTATACATTTAGAATCGTATCCTGATTCCTTAACCACAGAATTTAATCTAGCAAGGTTATAAGGAGGAAAGTTTGTGGCCCACTCTGGCATCAATATAAAACATACTTTGGTATTTTTTGTTGATTTAGATATCTTAACTTCTGTTAAGTTTGACTGGACTTTTAATTTTGCGTAAGGAGCAATGGCATCAAGCATGGCCTGATGCTTGTCGTGATCATTGACTGCCCTTACTGGTTTTTGTTTGTTTTTCTTGTGAAACTCGCTGAACCATCCCATAGATTACGGTTAAAGACTTCCGTCTCCTTGATCAAAGAATTTTTTTAGTTCTGTAAATCCACCGATCAATTTATCATCTAGAAAAATCTGTGGGACTGTTCTTGCATTCGGTACCGCTTCTAATAATTCTTCTCTGGTATAACCGTCGCCTATCTTGCGCTCTTCAAATTGAATGCCCTTCTGTGATAACAATGCTTTTGCTTGATCACAATAGGGGCAGTGATACTTGCTCCATACAACCGCTCTCATTTTTTTCCTTTCTATGCTGAATAAACTACTTTACCTTTGCTGTCAACTACTCTAACTAACAAAGCACCGGCACGTTTTTTTCTTAGTGCTTCTGCTATAGCCGCAGATTCATTACCAAAAGAACTAGCATTCTTCCATGAATCAAAAGGGCTACGCATTTTATACTGTGCTTTGTAGTTCATAATTATATAGTCGGCAAAGCCTCATAATCAATATTTTCACTCATCACACCAATAACATAATTAGTGCTTTCGCTTTCTTGCAAAGCAGTCTGTTTCTTACTGGTGTCACTGTGCTTGTTAAACCAGGGTATTGGAGTAGACTTTGGTGCAGGATTATTATATTTAATTCCAATTTCTTTTAGAGCCACTGCGGCTGTATAATCAACAAAGTCTCTTAGAATATTGGCATTCAATCCAATAACTGGACCTTTCTTAAACAGATAGTCGGCCCATTCTTTTTCTTCACGAATCACATCTGTATACATTTGATATACTTCTGCTTCACACTCTGCTTTAGCCCGAGCAAATCGTTCATCTTCTTTGACTACTTGATTAATCATCCAAGCAGTCCAACCTTTGTGTAACAACTCGTCTTGTAGAATTAAACTGATAATATTGCCATTGCCAATAAAGATCTTGTTCTCTACCATTGCTAATGATGTAGCAAATGATACCATAAAGCGAAATGCTTCTAGTCCGTAACTGGCATTAAGGGCTAACCAGATGGCTTTGATATGTTCGTGTTCAGCAAACTTTTCACCTAGTTCTTTACGACAGTTGATCATGTGCAATTTTTCATAGTACAGCCCTATACTAGACGCCATGTCCACAATAGGTTGCGTATCGTGAATGGTGTTGAACACTTCCTTAGGCACGTTATAAATGTTACGAATGATGTGACTGTAACTGCGACTGTGAATGTTTGTTTCAAAGAATGTCCAGTTGTAGACCAGTGCTTCTAATTCTGGAAGGCTTACGACCGGAGTAAAGATTTGACTTGGGCCGCGACCTTGCAGACTGTCAAGAGCAGTTTGCCTAAGCAGGTTGCTAGTAAAGATATGTTTAACTGCATCGCTGGCTTCCTTAAAATCATTTGCATCTTTGGCTAGACTGATTTCTTCAGGAACCCAAAAGAATCCACGTGCGGTAGTTTCAAAGTCTGCAACTTTTTTATATTTTACTTCTTCAAATCGTTGAATGGTAACAGGTCCTGCAGGATCTAGAAACATCTTACGATTAAGATAGTCTGTGTTTTGTGTTAAATTGTATTGTTCTAAACTCATAGTTTACATGCCTCGCAGTCATCGTCTAATAGTTGTTCTGGTTCGATATGATATCCATTGCTTTGTTCATGATATCCATTGCTATGGGTAATCTCTTCTTGTTTGGCTCCTGCCTTATTGATCAAACTATAATAGAAAGTTTTAATACCCCAATAATGGGCCAACATTAAATTCTTAGCAATTAATGTTGTTGGAACCTTGCGGCCTGGGAAATGTGCTGGATTATAAAATGTATTTGTCGATATACTTTGATCAACAAATGCACCTAGAACTGCGGCAGTCTTAATATATCCTTCGCAGTCTTTCTGATCCCACATTAATTGATATTTGTTTTTTAACTTATGGTATTCAGGCACAACCTGTGTAAAGGATCCTGCCTTGCTTTCTTTTGTTGAAATTAAACTCATAGGCATTTCTATACCATTAGTACTATTGATAACAACAGAACTAGATTCAACAGGAGCAATAGCCATAAGAGTAGCGTTTCGCACTCCATACTCTTTCATCTCCTTGCGTAATGTTTCCCAATCCAGTTCAGGTTTAAAACTGGTTAAATCGTCTACACCTTTGCTTCTTAGTTCCCAGGGAAAAATACCTTGACCATATCGTGTTTTATCACTGTCTATACATCTGCCTCTTTCTTTGGCTAACTCAACAGTGGCCTCGGTTAGATAGTAGGCCTGATGTTCCATCCAACTCTTAACATCTGCTAGTGCATCCTTCTCACCATACTTGAAACCACGCTTGGCGTGCCAGTAGGCAAGGTTAGTAACTCCGATGCCTAATGGTTGAATTTCATCATTGCTTAACTTAGATTGGATAGATAAGAAGTCTTGGTAATCAAGGATGTTACACAGGCTACGCTGTAGAATCCTACAGGCTCTACGCATATCCTCTGGATTTCGGAACGATCCCCAGTTGATAGATCCCAGTGTACATAACGCTATGCGACCATCAGCGTCGTCTAATCGTTTAAATGGACGTGTGGGTAATAGGATCTCACAGCACAGGTTACTCTGATATATCGTATGATATTCAGGATCGAATGGTCCTTGATTCATTACATTATCAATAAACACCAAATAGATGCGACCCGTATCTGTGCGTTCTTTCAGTATACCACCCTTGAAAACATCTTCAGCATTCATGACCTTTTTGCGTAGGTCTTTACGCTTTTCATATTTTACATACAACTCTTCAAACAAAGTAGCGTCTTTGTAGAATGCTTCATATAGTTCAGGTACTTCGTTAGGATCAAAGAAGGTTATGTCTTCTTTGTTTTTAAATCGTCTCCAGAAGAAGGCCGACAAGACGACCCCGTAGTCCATGTGTCTAACTCGTGTCTCTTCTGTACCTTGGTTGTTCTTGAGCACGATGAGGTCATCAAACTGATGATGCCAAATGGGATAAAAGACAGTAGCAGATGCATTACGAATTCCACCTTGTGAACAACTCCTTAAGTCACCGAACCATTTTTTCAGGAATGGTATCATACCTGTGTGCATAATCTCACCACCTCTGATGGGACTGCCTAACGGACGTAGACGTCCAATCTCTAAACCAATGCCCGCACGTTTGCTGGCATACTTGGCCATCATCTCCCCACTAGCGAATATACTATCCAGATCATCATCGCTACGTATGAGAACACAAGAAGAAAATTGTTTCGTCGGAGTGCCAAGACCAGCAAGGACAGGAGTAGCAAGAGTAAAAAGGCCGTCACTAGCAGCATTATAATATTCCTTAATATATTTCATACGAGCCGAATTTGGCTCTTCTTTATGGAACACCGTTGCAGCCGCAATCATATATCTAACTTGTGGTGTTTCGTAGATTTCTTTGGTAGCACGATTTCGTACTAGATATTTTTCAATCAACTGTTCAATAGATGCATAACCGTACTGCTCATCTTTCTCATGGTCGATGATATCGTCCATTTTGTTCCAGTCGTCTTCGGAATACCAATTAAGTAATTCCGGAGTATACAATCCTACATCTACATTTCTTTTTACAATTTCAAATAATCGAGGAGGTTCATATGAACCATAAACATCTTTACGCAACATACTTAAACGTTGCTTGCCAGCCACATACTGATAGTTAGTATGACCTACGTCTGGATTGTGTTCGACATCAATTAAATCTACAATCGCTCTAAGTGTAATACCATCAACTTCTCGTGTAGTGATGCCATCATAAAAATGTAACTGCGCTTTGATTTCTATCATTGACTGGCTAACATCTGCTATGCCTTTACAGACCTTTGCCACTTGTGCTTGCCACTTTTCAATCATTAGTGGTTCTTTTTTTCCATCTCTTTTTATTACTGTAATCATCTATGTCTCTCGAAGTCTGATATTTATGGCAATTTGTGGCCTGACCAAATTTTGTCAGTCAGGGCCCGATCAAGTACGTTTAAACTATCTACAGAACCGAATGTATAATTTAAAACGTGCTTATTATCTACTACTAAAAAGAATTTTTTATTAAACTCTTTAGATAGCATAGACGTATGTATCTCGCATTCAATATCCATAAACCGCTGCGTTAATTTAATAGTATACAGCATTCCTAGACAGATAGCAAGATCATCTAGTTTAAGATCAAGAATTAACTGCCATGGATCGGGCCATTCGGTAGGGTTTTTTGGATTGAGGTAAGAGTTAACGAATGGTGCTTTTGACCAAAGATCAGCGACTCGAATCAAAGGTGATTCGTCCGTTTCTAAACTATCTCTGAACTTTTTCCATTCTATTAATCTCTCTGTGCCGTGGAGATCAAACACCGTAACTTATCGTGTAAGATAGGTTTCCGGTGGCACCAGTAGCCAGAGGATTTTGATATGACAATAATATAGTTTCCAAACCGCTGTCTCCGTTATTGTCTCTTAGTTCTACGTTGAATTGGAAATTTGTCATCAATACTCCTCCTGGTTCTGAGATGAATGGTGTTGAATATGCGTAATTATCAGTAAATGAAATACTGCCTTGATCCTCAGGCACCATTATTACTATCTGTCCTGACCTAGAATGTACTCCTAGATTAAGAATATAATCTATGTAAGTATATCTGTTATAGGCGCTGAATACTGCTAATGGTCTAAAACTATTAGACAAGAATATGTCGCTGCGATTCATGTCTATCAAACTAGTTCTGGCTGAGCCCAAAACTTCAACCTCAACACCTTTGGTACTTACACTGGTAAATCCGCCCTGTTGATGTCTATTGCTAGAACACTGGATTACAATGTTTTCCATAGACTGACCAAACGATACAATGTCTGTAACAGGATTGGCTGCGGTGTTAGTTTGATTTCCGCAGTTGATAAACTTTGATCTTTGTATTTTAGTTCCTATACCAAAGTTAGCAGCAAAGGCTCTAGAATATATTTCTTCAAATTTGCTATCATTGATAGTCCAACGATTTCCTTGATCAGAAATACCATTTATTAGTATAGCAGTGTGACCTACAGAAAAATCACAGTTTTCAAAATTCACAAAAGTATCATAGATAGGAGGCTGGCTAGGATCTATAACAACCTGATCTGATTTAACTGATAAAATGTTAGATTCCCATGTGCAATTTTTAAATGTCACATCGGTAACCTTTGTGCCTGGTAGACTATTTTCCCATCTTACTGCCGACGGCTGATCGCCGATACTTCCAGTAAAGGGATCGCC